TTCTTTCCATAGCTTATCCTGTTCCCTTCTGTCTAATTCAATGGCCCGTCTTGCATCTGCTTTTTTGTTTGCTTCGTCTTTTATGCTTTCTATTTCCTTTTGAAACCTTATGGTAGCATTATTTCTTCCCGTGTCTTGGTTTGTTATATCAGCATTTAACTCGGCTCTTTTTCTTTTTTCTTCATCAGTCAAAGAGTTATTGGCTATTTTACTGGCGTGTTCTTTATCCCATAATTCTAGCTTCATTTTTGACAACCTAACTTCCTCATCGGCTAAGTCGTTTTCAAGTTTTATAGCCTTGTTAATTAAATCCTCTTTTTCTTTGCCTTCTTTTCTAATGGCCTCGGCTCTGAGTTGCTGAACTTCCTGGTTTACTTTAGCCCTTCGCTCAACTAAATTAGTTTCGATCTCATCTATCTTATCATCTAATGCGGCTATATCCTTGCCGGCTTTTACCGCTTCGTCTATCTTTTTGCCTAAAGACGGAATGAAAATATCTATTACCTTTTTGTAAGCACTGGCCCAAAATTCAATGTAAGCCATGACCGCTTTTCCTACCGCTTCGACTACACGCATCACCCCTTCCATAACAACCTTACCCACGCTCATTATCTCGGTGAGTTTGTCCTGACCCTCGCCTGTATTCTTTAGATAAGAACTTAATGCACTTAGCGCAATACCCAGCGCGGCCACTACCGCACCAATAGGGGTAGCTATAAACGCCAAAGATGCTTTAGTCATCCCGCCGATACCCTCGGCAGTAGCACCCAATCCCGGGACTAACTTGTCTAACGCCCCCTTATAGTTTCCAATGTTTATCTTCTGCTGGGTGTAGGCATCGACATTCTCTTTGATCTTTTTGTTATTGGCATCTAACTGATCATTGAGATTTTTTAGCCTTGCCTGACCCTCTTTAGAAGAAATATCTACCTCATTCCTTTCCTTTGTGAGTTTTTTATTCTCTTCACGAAGGCGGGCTATACTGACCTCCTGTTTATCGATCTCTTTGGTTAGTTTCTCGGTCTGAGTGGCGGCCTGTTGTACGCCCTCTACCTCAACTTTGATAAGTACCGTTTTTGTCGTGTCTGCCATATTAGTCAGCGTATAAGAGTTCCACCTTTACCGGAATACTCGCATCCTTATAACCGTCTATCTTCTGAACCCAGAAGTAACCGATGAAATCAGGCGTATTTAAATAGATATAGTTCTGGAAATTGAACCGTGAGAAAACATCCGTAGGCAAAAGCATCATCGCCTCTACCTTTGCGTTGCCGTAGAAATTCTCTATCTCCCTGTGGAATCTTTCACCCGCCGTCACGTTGTACGTCCTGTTATTCACCGTATCGATAGCCAAAGAGTCAAAGAAAGTGTCAAGAACCTGGGAAGAAATCTGCGGCTTATCGCTCCACGCTAAAGCCGCCGTAGTGGCCGAAGCATACGAAGCGTTGTTGCCCATGTAGTAGTAAATCGTGCCCCCGCCAGAATCCGAAACACTTGCCCCCGGTCTTACGATCAAAAGACGCGAATTAGAACTAACCTTCGAAACGGAATATTTGGCTATCCTCCCAGAATCGTTAGCCCCGTAGGTCATTCCTGTTATAGGATTAGTCGTAGAGGTGGTTATATCTCTACAAATAGTCCAGCCCGTATATTCACCCGAATTGGACTTAATGAAGAAGACGTTATTTTGGCTTATGTCGCTATTGAAAGTAGAGGTGAACGTAGCCGCCGTATTTCCAGCAAGATCGGCAGTACTGGTCACACCCGAATAGGCTACCTCTTCCTCGAAGTTCAATTCGTAGAACTTCACGAACGGAAGGAAGAAACCCTTATTTGCGGTGTTGAGTTGATCCCATGAAATACTAAACGGTGCGCGATATATCTCCCTTTCATAGGTCAGATCATTAGGGCTCTGTATATCCCCGCCGCCGTAAGTAACTTTAGACTGCTCGTTATAGGCTTGCATCTGTTCCTCCTGACCTTCGGCCATTTGGATGTAATTATGCGAAGCGACCGTGTTGTTAAACGATACCTTTGCCGATAGGAAATACTCGCTCCAGTTCTCCCCGTCTTCGCGTTTCATCCGCGAATACTTATTTATCGTCAGCGTCTTGGATTCTTCGGTATAAGAACACACCGCGCCAAAGTACATACATAGGAACTTAATGAAATCCACCGCTTTGATATCCGGCACGATCGCCTGGGGGAATACGTATGGTATTTTTCCTGTGGTGGTGTAGTAGGTCGAAGGCAACCAGGTACCTATAGACTTAACGACTTTAACGCTTATTTTCGATTCGCTCGTAAGTCTGTAAGTCGGGCCTCCAACGGTTCGGGTCACATAGAACTGTACGTATTGCCCCTTAGTCAAAGACTTATAGAAAATCAGACTGTTATTATCCGCCCCGTTGTAAAGTGCTGAATCTAACGAGCCATTTAAGTACAGATCAATCCGATAAGGCGCAGAGTTGGGAGAGAACTTCAGCTTCATCTCAAACTGGTACGCCGCCGTCCGTGGTGCGGTGAAAGAGTAGTTAGTAGCGTTCCAGGTGTTTAACTGCGGTTGTTCTCTAAGGTCTGACCACTGAATCAGGTTAGGATCCGATGCGGTGTTATACGTTACCCCTGAGGGATGATAAGCCGTTACCTGACTTTCGTTTACAATCCAATCAGGGACAAATAAGTCCGGGCCTGTGGGGGTAATGATGATTTTTCTAAAAAGCGGATCGGTTACTAAATCGCCAGTTACCTTAATGCCCCCATAGTTGCACATCTCGGTAAGTACCGTATAAGCATAAATACATGGGTGCCACTCAGAAAATACCGGCCCCTCCTCCTGAGTTTGGTTTGCTCCCTGAACAAATACTGTACTCCCGTGCTGGCCTTTTGCCCACCAGTCCACAAGTGGAAAAATAATTCCTTCCGTGTTGGACTTCTGCGTATTGGCTGAATCGATCAATACGTTATATCTGTCGGGGAAATCGATCTCTTTTAGCGAGAACTGAAGGGAGTTGAACCAATTCGAATTTCCAGAAAGGAAGAAAACACTGATCGAGTCCTGGTCATGGCCTTTGATTACAATCGTCCCCCGGAGAATCTTGTTTCCGTTTCTGATGACGTTAAAAATCACCGAAGGGAAAGCCGGGGATGAAATCTGCTGAATGTTGTAATACCCTAACGCCTTTCTGTTTTTAGCCGTGTTGGGGATTTTGAAATCCAGCGAAACGTCACCTTTTATTTTAAAGTCATGCCAGGTGGCTACCTGTTTGGTGATCCCGAAGTCCTCGCCCGAGTAGTCTAAGTAATTGCCGCTATCGTCAACGAAAGAAGTCACTTTTTAGTCATGATAAAGTAAAGGTCATCAATCACACCCCAATAGTGAACTTTGGCAAACTGCACCGCATCCTGACTTCTGTTTACCCAATTCCCATTAGTTGCCTCGCCTACCTGGAAATCAAAGTCACATTGCACGTTATAGTGATCGAGTTTATTGATCTTTCTCCATTCAGCGTTAAAATAATACGCCGTAGTGAACGGGATGAATCTCCTGTGCGTAGGATCCTGAAAAGCCCGTATGCTCATCGCATTGGGGAAGATCAAAGTAATCTTACCTCCTTTCTTTAAAATCCTGTGGCACTCGTCTATGAAACAGAAAAGCATATCTTTTCCATTTACATACTGCATCGGAATGTGTTCTATGAAATGCTGGCAGAAGATTTCGTCTGCGTAGTTATCTTCAAACGGATACGGGAAAGTAAACAGATCGTGTTTAACATCCGCATCCCCGGCGATATCTACCCCGATGTGGTCGGGTTGTTTATTCTGTCCGCAAGCGAGGTCTAATTTCACCATGTTATATCTGTGTTTGAATCATAATGGCCTACTTTCACCGAGCAGTCAATGGCACACCTATACCCGTGTTTTCTTGCATCACCCCAGAAATACAAATCCTGGGTTCCTACCCCTTGCCCTTCAATTCCTGTCAATGTCTTAAACCACGGCCTTCTTAATCTTTCGTCTTTGAACATCGATATACGCCACAGGTTAAAGCCCATCCCAGTACCAGAGCATTCTACCAATCCCCCATTGGGGTCTGGCGGCTGGGGACGGAAATTCAACGGCTCTTTTGGGTCACCCCAAATCTGAGGCACTCCCGCCTCGCCTTTCGTCCAGTATAAACCTCCAATACAGGCATACTCAGGGTGGGCCTCCATAGACTTAATGAGCCTTATTAAACCGTCAAAAGGCGGAATATTATCGTGTTCTATCGTCAGAATATACTCCCACTGTGACAGATCGGGGTGGGAGATGATTTCATTTATCCCCTGCGAGAACGCCTCGCCTACTTCCATTCCAATACAGGCCATCCTATACTGCCCGTTATTAGGCGGAAAAACAATGGCACAATGAGATAGATATACTTTTGTGGGTATGTGCTTCCCTGCGGGGATGAGCATAACTACCCTCTGTTGTTTCCAGCTTCCGCCTTCAATAATCCTTTGCCCGGATTTGTGAAGGTCTGCGTTATGTATTCCTGAATCTATTCCTACAATCATGGTAGCGTGCCGCTTGCGAAGTAAAACATTGGGGGTCTTTGCCATGCTGAACTATTGCCCTGTATATCAACCAGGGGGACGGCGTTGGGCATGGCCGTAGCAAAAGAAGCCGATGATATCCCCTTTCCGATCATATACAAATGGGAGTTGTTACTTCCTTCACCGAGAATACCAGAATAGGAGGATGCGGGTTGTGACATACACATTTGGTTAACCGTCTGACCACCGCCACCGCCCGTGGTGGTGCGTGACCAGATACCCATCCAGTAGTTATCCGCTGGATAGGTATTTGTGTAAGCGATGGTCATTAAACGAATCCCGCCCCACTGAGAATAACTACCCTGCGTTCCCGATGCGGTCCAGGCAAACGAAGTGGACGTAGAAGTATAAAGTGTAAGGGAGTTGTTATTTAATCGCGTGTAAATCCCCACACTCATTGAAAGGGTAGCGGAGTTAGACGAGTTTGAAGCGTTGGATATTTGTATAGGAAGGCAAATCCTGTCAGCTTGAAATGCCGGCGCGGTGAATGGCATAAGGAAAAGCGTACCCGCCCCAATTGCGTTAGCAACGGAAGCCGCACCAGGAAACGGGTCAAAGCCTTTATAGGTAGTGACTCCACCAGTAGAAGAAATAGAAATGCCCTGCGAGTTCAAAGTAATGGACATATTCGAAGGCGCACCCGTAGTAGTACCCGCATATCCAGAAGCGTTAAAGCTGATCCCTGAACTATCTACCGTCCATGTTACATTGGTCTTTGCGGTGTTTAATCCTACGTACGCAGTCTTAACCGTTGCAGTGATAATCCCCACGGCATCCATCTGGAAAGAAACACCGTTAGCGTTGCTAAATGTAACGTCACTCCTTAACCCCGAAGAAGAACCGGCTGAAATCTTGATATTCGTTAACGCCGCACCCGTATTGATAGAGCCCGTTAAACAGTTATTAGCCGTATCAAGCCCAAACGAAACACCGTTGCTATTGCTGAAATAGATATAACTCCCTAGCGTGGTAGTTAGCCCAGCCGATACCTGGATATTAGTTATCCCCGTAGGTGGGGCCACACTCAGCTGAAGGCCGTTAGAGTCAAGGGTGAAAGTTGCGTTAGTTGCGCTCGTTCCCGTGCCGGCATACCCTGCGGCATTAAAACTTATTCCAGAACTGTTGACAGTCCAAGTGACGTTAGTTTTAGCCGTATTTAATCCTATCCCGTCATTAGAGGCTCTCGCCGTAGTCAGCCAAGAGGGGTTATTAATGCTTATCCCGTTGGAGTTTACCGTCCAGGTTATATTAGTGCCTGCGGTAGCCGTTCCAATCTTGCCCGTGTATAATTCAAGGAAGTTGGTATTTATTTTACTACGGGCATCTACCCCCGCATCGCCGTTATTTATCGTCTGTTGTGCCACTAATCAATCCATGTTTTTGTATCATCCCACGTACAGGAATCAGCCCAAAAGCCAGTATCTAATATCCAACACCCTACAACGGGAGTAGCCGCAACTGCAACCCATGTAGCACGATCCAGCCACCACTCGTAAGCCGGCCGCAGATACTTAGAGGGTCTGAACCGGTAACTCATCGGTATAAGTGATTGAGAAACTTACGCTATAAAGATTGTCCCTGTCCTGGTACTTGCTCAGCGTACCAGAGTCCACAATAACCGTCCGCGCGGTAGTTACCCCTGAAGTAGTAGATAGAATCTGCACCAACGGGGATGAAACGATCCACGCCAACGCATCCGCCTGATCTTTGGTCAAATACTGCGAAGTGAGTTTAACTACGTTCTTCGAACTCCTCACCGATTGCTGGGTCATCGATTGGGCAAACTCCCCGTAACTCTTGGGCCAGTTGTTGTGAATATTGACCTCCTGGGTTTTGCTTTCAGTGATATCTACTTTGAACTGCTTCTGAGGTGTAAAGAGCCAGTAGTCATAACCGCCCAAGTAATTCAGCCAGGTGAGGTAAAGGTTAGTCGTTTTGTAAGCGTTACATTCTGAATTAACATCGATGGTTATTGTATTAGATAACTGCAATGGATATCCGAAATCGGTCGAATAGTATGTTACGTCAATCCTTGACTCCGTGCTTGACCGGGAAAGCGAATACCTGTAAACGCCCTGATCATAGTCGGTCAGCGTGGCAAGTGTAGAAGAAGCAAGCGTATAATTCCCGTTTGATTTGGTATATCGGTCAATCTTTAAATAGTCGTTTGAATAAAGTGAATTTTTAATGAAAGACAGATCGAAATAATACCCATCAAATAAAGTTGGCTGGGTGAATGGAGTAAGGAAATTAGCCAGCGTCAAAGAGGTAAGCCCTGAAACGTATGCATCGAGCGTACCGCTTGAGCGTGTTTTAAACGGAAGCCTCGCGTTTACTGCATAGACTGCGGTAGTGTCATCGGTATAACTTCCAGTATATTCGGAAATCGTGTACATATCCGAATCATCGTAACTCTCGGCCACTGAAATATAAACCTGGCACCAAGCATCCAAGTTATTCGGAAGCGTATCTAACTGGAGATTGTTTGAAAAAATTTCAATTTTGCTCTTAACAATATCCGCTACGTTTAACTGGCCTACCCCGGTTGAATCAAAGGTTACCTTTTCGGTAGAGAGTAAAACGTAAGGCTTTACCGATGCCCAATAGTGCGTGCCCGTCAACCCAGCATAAACTTTTACTTTGGCGTGGTAGTTCAGATAGTAATACTGGCAAGTGCCACCGGAAAGAACGTGGCCCGCATTGTATGCAAGATCAATAACCACATTGGTATCAGAGAACCATTGAATAATCCTGTAAACCCCCGTGATAGTAGTCCCGTTTACACCCGTAACGCCTGAAAGGATTACGTTTTCCAAAGTCGAAGCCGTGCCAGTTGCTTTGATATCACCGTTTAAAACCAGGTAGGTATATCCGTTCCAGTTGGTGAAAGTGGTAATAGTGCGGGAAGTATCTACCCCGTTGATCGGCCAAGTATCTGATTTAAACTTGTAGATCATCGGAAGATGCACACAATTCCAGCCGTGATTAATGGTAGAAACGTAATAGGTTACCGTGGCCGTATTGTAAAAAGAAACATCAGAAGCAGTGGCGTATTCCCTTATTCTGAAAGTGTCGTTGCTTACTTTAGACACGTACCAATACCCGTTATACTGAGCGTAGGAGGAATAAACGTAAATCCATGATCCAGTAGAAAGACCATGAGCAACCTTAGTGAACAAAGCCCCCGATGAAGAGGAAACCGTAGCCGTTACTGCTTCAGTATCTACTATATGACCCTGAGGATATTTAACTACCGTTATTGCCATCAGTTTAAATGTAAAGTGAACTCAACCGCATACCAGAAACACTCATTGGGCTTAATAACATATACAACCACCGGCAACGTATCGTGCGTGATAAAGAAATACCTGTCATATTCCCTAACGTAGGTTGTCAACTACTTTTTTGTTTTGTGCTTCAGCTATCATCCTGGGTAACTCATAAAAACTCTTTTCAGCCACATTGGAATAAATATTCCGCCTTCCGCCCTTCTGCCACAACTTAGACCCGAACTTTAAAATGTTCTTAGCTATCCCCCACGGGCTGGCTAAGATTCCCCTAACGCCCGACCAGGTCTTAATCTTGTCGATCATATCAGGGGATGGGTTCTTTTTACTCGGCTTGGATCCCGTTTCCACCGTTGGGAAATACGGCCTCCCCCCATAGACTTCTAAAACAATCTTTGACCCCTCCTGACGAACCTCATAACCAACCGAAGCGGAAGTTTCTCCAGTAGCATCCGTCCCAGTTGAGGCAAGGTTAGCCCTGATCTCGTCCACGTACCGCCGGCCCGCTTCATCCAGGATATCATCGATTTCACTCATAAATGGAACAGTATTCGAACTGCGTAGGAACCTTCAAAAGAAAACCCAGCTTCCAGCCGCTTAATACATCGCCCGTTGCTTTTCTGCCAGATTCAAACCTTATCCGATCTAATTCAACTATATCAGAACTCGGTACCTGTGGGTCATAGTTTAGGATGTACTGGTCTAACTTGTGTATAAATTTCTCCATCAGCTGGAAGGCATCATCCCACGCTTTGGCCGTTTCGTACTCCGCACCGCTGACAGAATCCAATACAACAAAATTCACTTCCACGTCAAATTCAACGATTGAACTAACAGACTGGCCCAGTTTAGCGAACTCACCTTTCATAGGGTACACCCACACAAAAGGGAACGTCTTATTTGGAATGGTGTTGAAATCTTCGAGCGCACCGTAGCCGAACTGAACCGAATCGCCCAGCGATTTAGCCGTGTCTTCAAGTAGCGTTATTACTGATTCGTGCGTCACCGTGCAAAATTTACTTTTTACTTTTCTTGTTCAAAATGTCTTGATACTCCTTCTGGCAGTGCGACCTCCAGGCCAGATACTTTACTTTCGTGTAGAACTCCCGAACAGTGAGGCGAAGGGCTTCCTGATCGCTACATCCCAGATAGCGCGCGATGTTATCAAGTGTCGCGTAGAAGCCAAACGTTTCATTAAGGCGCTTAAAACCGGCTGCTTCTTCCTCAGAGGAATAGTCCGATACAGGTAGTTCATTGGCAAGCCCTTCTTTATACTTACGAACTTGAGAGTAAAAAAAGTGCCCACACTCATGACCTCCTGGCATGGGTAATCCATGATCTTTTCAGATAACCAGACGGCTTTTTCTTCGTCAAAGTAGTCCCCGTTCAAAGGCTGGCAGTAGATAGCGCAATAAAGGACAAGGGGCTTGACCTTATCGACCATGCTTTCCTGTTTGGCGGCCTCGTTGATGTACTTTTCCATCGTTTCGAACTGCTCAACGGACTTATGGGTAATGTCCTGGGGGATGACATAATCACCCAGCTTCTTGGGGTACTCTTCTACCTTCGGGATAGTGTACAGGAAGGCAAGGGCCGATATAACCGGGTCTAATCCTTCGAATTGTGCCGTTTTAATCGTTTCAGGGGGAAGATCAAGCATGACCGAAAGCACATCGGACTGCTTTACCTGGAAGTTATCAGCACCTATCCCCCGTTCAAGTAGTTTTATGTACTTTCTGAAAGACAACTCTTCCCAGGAGGTTTCTATTTGGATTTGGTTTCCGTTTACCTTTGCTTTTATCATAAATCGATCTTATTAAAATCACCCTCGCGCGTTCGTAGAATACCGTTTCGTTAGTCTTATAGCGCCCTTTAAATTCTGTCCTCTGATACCATCGTAAAAACCTTTCAACCCTTGCCAGTAGCCACTCGTATTCCCCTTCCTGAGTGATGAACCACCTCAACTTTCTTAGGTAGGCATCCAACTCTTCCTCGTTGCTGATCGCTTCGGGTAATCTCATCGGATAAACATTGGTTGACTGTGTGTGCCGCCTGTTTTTCTAAGTGCCGTAGTCGCATAACGCAGTGCGTCACAGGCGTGATCGTTCATTTTTAGCGGCAAAAGGTCTTTGGAATCCTTATTCAGGAATTTATAACTCTTGATTTCCTTTATCAGATTGGCAGAACCTTGATGAATGTGCAATTTTCTGCCCTTTAAGAACATTATGCCCGCTTTTACGTCCTTATCCGCTGGCAGGGCGTTTATTCCCGCCTTCCTGATCTCTGCAATCCTCGCCGGTTCTGCTGAATCACAATAAACTGCGTGCCCTGGCTGAACCAGTTGCTTTAGAAGCGATATCAAATCCTGGTTCGTAAGTTGCGATTGATAGAGTAACTCTTCCGCAAATATCTCTTTGTCCACTTCCGTAATCTTAACAAGGGCCGAAGGAGCATTGAATCCAAAGTCCAGGCCGTAATAAGTACCACCGCCACCACAGACAGAGTAATTATCCCAATGGGTATAAATAACGCCCTCACTGTGGCCTCTTTCACCTTCGCCATAAATCCGCCAGTAGTTTTCATCTACGTTTTTAAGGTTTTCTATTTCTCTTACTTGTTCATTAGGAAGAAATGGGTTGTCCTGATAGGTTGATTTGATAAAATGAGTATCGGGACGGGTTAGAATCTTATCATAAATCCAATGAAATTCGTCCGCAGGGTTGTAATCGATGAAACAACAGACTTTCGTGCGGAGTAGAAGCTGGGTGAAGGTGTCGAAGTCAATCAGGTTAGCCTCGTTGATAAACAGAATATCCCGTCCTGGCCCACGGACTTTCAAATGATCGTCAACCGAAAAGAACTCCATGTAGGATCCTGTTGGGAAATAGTAGGTGTTCTCTGTCCTCATGTGCTCTGGAACCGAATAGAGGTCGTAATTCTCCATGATCGTCCGCCAATCCCTCAAAGCACCCTTGCGTAAATGGGGGAATGATAGCGAAGTGATCGAAATCGAATACTTGTCTTTGTAGGCAAGGGCTATGAGTAGCTTCATCAGCCCGAAGGTCTTACCCGAACGGGTTCCTCCCTGGTTGACTACAATGCGTTTGCCTTCTTTGAACGCCTTGTAGGATTCAAGCTGAACCTTTACCCTGTCCAGCGTCAGGGTCTTCCCAGACGATTCTAACACCTCCACTATGCTCTGTTCTTTGATTTATCTGCTGATTAGGTCTGCCCTCTACTCTGTCGAAGATTTCCATGATGGCCCTTATATCCCCATCGTTGGCTTTCTTTAATAGCTTGCGGATGATGACCTCTTGGAACTGCTTGCGTGACTTTACGCCGTCAATGTTTACCTCTACCTCTTCTTCGAGCATTTCCCTTAGGATAGAGGATAGGTTACGCACCCCCTTTGGTCTGCCGGATGGGTTACCCGACTCTCCGGGCTTAAATTGCGTCTGGTCATTAGGAAACGGCATCTTTCACCTGATTTTCACCTGATTTGACGTATTCTTGGCCGTTTCTTTTTACCGTGAGCGTGGGGTCTAACTTGAGCATCCGGTCAACAATCACCTGACAGTATTTAGGGTCTAACTCCATGCCGTAGCACTTACGGTTTAATTGGTGAGCGGCGACCATAGTGGAGCCGGAGCCGAGGAAAATGTCCAGAATAAGGCCAACAGAGTGATTTCCGGGAACTCCTTAATAGATTGAACCAGACGCTTGAACTTATCGTCCTTTATCGTGCGGGGGTTGTTAGGGTTGGGTTTTATCTTGCTTACAAGCATAAAAAAAATAGAGCGGAGTCTGGTATTCACCTATTGGTTTTCCCTTATTCCCCGCTCTTAAAAAATGCATGATTTGCGCATCGGTGCGAAGTGCGTGATTAAAAGTTTAAAAAACAAATTAATTCTTTGTCTTGCGTCCGATGTAGAGTCCAAAGAGGAATCCTACTGCGAAGAAGATGATGATGATTAGTCCTGTCATATTTTTAAAAGTTTGTTTCAATGCTGGGAGAACCGCTAACTCCCGTAACCCTAAACCGTTTCCCCATGAAAGAACGCTATGCGGTTTTTAGTTTCTCCTTGTAGTACCCTATCTGATCTTCAAGCCAATGGCGGTCTAACTTCTTAGAACTATTGTGCGTGCGCTCCAAAAAGTCAACTACTCCATCGTCGAACTTTGAAAGCATCCCCTTGCGATATTCAAGAAGATTACCGTGTTTGAACGTATTACAGGCGGCACACTGACCATTAACATTCCTTTCATCCCATCGGGTAGCCGTGAACGTCCTGGCGTAGAAGTGGCCGGCGTGCATTTGATCTACCGTCTTGGTCTGTCCACAACTGATACAAACGAAGTGACCGTTTTTGGAGTCCCTCTTGCGGATGTAGGCGGCAAAGACCTTATCAAGATCAGCTTTGAGTTTTGCTATGGTCTTGGGTTTTTTCAAACTAAAACCAGTTGAGCCAAATGATTCTTTATCCTCTTTGTACTAGCCTCGAAATAGTCCTTATCCAATTCAAAACCAGTAATGTCAAAGCCGTAGTCTAAGGCCGCGATTATCGAAGAACCTGAACCTACATGGGTGTCAAGTATTTTATCGCCCTCTTTGGCATAGTTTTTAAGGAGCCATTTGTAAAGGGCTATGGGCTTTTGGGTGGGGTGGATGATTGGTTTTTCCTCCGGTTTCATCATATTACTCATCCAGAATAATCTAAAAAATTTTGTTGTCTGCTTATTAAATGAAGTGAAGGCTATCTCCCCATCTGACATAAAACTATCCCCATTTTCTTTATCCCAAACGATTGTGTGTCTTGAGTTAAAATGAATATTACTTGCACCGCCCCAAATAATTTGATGATTAGATACTCTAATTAACTCTCTGAAATATTCCTTTGATGGAATTGAGTCATCCCATTTAACAGTAAATTTCGTATTAGCACCACCGCCAATCCCATAAGGCGGGTCTACGATGGCAAGGTCAAAGTGCTTATCAGGGTAGCGAGCCATCCCGACCATGCAATCCTCGTTCGTGTATGTGTGGGTTCCTCTCAAGTTTTGTATGAAAAATCTAAGCACAAAAAAAGACACACCCGGGAGAGTGTGTCTAAGTGCTTGATAATCAGTGGGCCTGGAGGGATTCAAACCCCCACCTCTTCTGATCCGTAGACATATCCTCCCCATGCAATGATTGCAAAACAGGACTGTACTTGCAAGAAAAACCGCTAATTTTTGCTGAATCGGCAACTTTGGGAAATTATCATCCACGTTTCGGAAACTTTCATATACATTTCAGCAACGTTTCTATTCACTTTCTATGTACCGACTAAAGCCGGTAATCTCCCTGGTAATGATCCCCGAACAACAGAGGGCGGCGGTACACGCCTTTACAAAGAAAATCAATGCTGGACTGTCTAAAGTAGCTGACGAGTTAGGACTGCCACACCTGACCACCTATACCGCAAGGCATACCTTTGCAAACATCAGCCTACTCAAAGGAGCAAGCAAGGAGTTCATCCAAGAGGCGTTAGGTCATCAATCGATTATGACCACCGAGAATTATATTTCAGGATTCGACCTTGAAACCAAGCGTAAAATGAACGCTAAACTTTAGGGGGTTCTACTTGGTCGATGAGTGCAAGAGCATCTCTTAATCCTGCAATTACTATTTTATGGGATTCGATTTCAATACGTTGCAAAATCCGTTTCTTCAACTGTGACTTGTAGGCGGAGCGGGATGTCATACAGGCAGTTTTCCAAACCCCCCATTCTTTTTCATCATACTCCATCCAAAGTTTCTCTGCTTCCATAGTCGTTTAGTTTATGCGTAGAACTTTTTTCTTATGCCCTACCGTTGGGTTATCCCTGTTAAGATTTGCCGGAGGAGAGAAACACGTTAGTCTTTCCCCGGTGGGATGTAATAGAAAGATGCTCCAATTTTGTCTCCCCACAGTATTTGCAAATTCCTGTTCGTATGCTCATATCATTTAAGTTTCCAGGTATAGTTAGTCTCATTCGCCGGCCCCGACTTGCGCCGCTCTCCCTTTACCAAATACCCCTGATCGGTCAGCGTGGTGATAGCCCTTCTAACGCTGGTTATCATCATCTGCTGGCCCGTGTAGAAATGAATCTCCCACGGGGTGAACCAAATATAGGGATGATCTTGAAAGATTTTCAAAATCCTGTCAGTCTGGTTAGCGGCCCTCGTCTTGGCCACTTTCAACTCCTCGCCCTGTAGGCGGGTGGTGTTGTAGAAGATGTCAAGCTGGTGCATATTGTTTGATTCGTTTTTTTGCCGCCCAGATGTGCAAGCCCTCGACCTGTAACAATCGCTTGATCTCAAACAGGCGGTTGATGTCTTTGGCGGTCAGCCTGCGGTTAGCCCCGAACGGGGAACGGTGATGGCTGCGATTCACATAGCCGTCAAGGTCGAAGTGTTTGAGCCAGTAGCGCACCTTTGACGGTGGTACGCCGACAATCAGCGCGGCTTCGCCAACACTCCAGTAGATTTTTTCTATTGGTTTATCGTAGTATTTCATTTTTGCATTAGTAACCATTCATCGAACGAGGGCATCCCGGGTTTAACTCTGCCCGTGTGTAAGTCCGTACACTCCCGCCCGTATCTGATCTGCAACTGCTTTAAAACGTAATACTCTTTCCCCGGTGGGATGTATTTAGGGGCCGCTGGGCGTTCACCCCCTTCTTTTTTTATTTCCTCTTCCGTGATCGGCCTGACTGCGGTTTCCTTTTTCTCAAGTTCTTTGAGCCATTCTTCAAGTCGCGGGTCAACTTCTCCTTCTGGCTCCTCTTTGAACCTTTCGTTATGGATAGCTTTTTCTCTTTCAAGAGCAGCGCGATCAAGATAAACCAGCATCCAAGATCGTATAACGTCTGGGGTGAGTCGCCAAATTCTCTCATCAGTAACTGGCGGATTTCTAAGGCATTTGTAGACTGTTTCGAGTTGCTCATATTGGTAGGTTTCATATATCCATTCGGCTAATACTGACGCATTTACGGCGGTGTAATCCTTGATATTGTACAGGGCCGCCAATACCGCAAGTTGCTTTGCAAGTTCGGTAACTACCTCACTCTTGCTCTGCTCCCTGATTACCGTATCTGGCTTTAATGATCCGGTCAATCTCAGCGTTTGTGTCTTGTAAGGTTTTGGCAGATTTTCCATTTCTGTAATTTTTTAACTGGTATTGAAAAGCTAACCTGAGGCCAGAAACGTCCCTTTTGTAGTAATCTTCCGGCGCATTGTCGCATTTTGTGCGGAACATTTGAAGTTCGCGCCCCAGGTCAGGAATGTTTTTAAAGGTCATTTGCAGGCGTTCGCAGGTGATTTCATCAAAAGCCCTTAAAAAAAGATCATCAAACGACACGCCTTCTTCTTCTACTTCTTTCTTCTTCTCTTCTACTTCTACTTCAGGCGGTCTTTTGTCCGTCACTTGTCCGTCACTTGTCCGCTCACTGTCCGTCACTTGTCCGACAGGTGGCGGCGGATAGGTGTGATGCATACGGCGTAGCTTCTGGTCAAAGTTCTTAATGGCTAAATATTCCTTGCCATCGGCCTTGAAAGTAATTACCAGGCCAAGTGATAAACATTCCTTTTTCCATGCTCCTACCTCAATAATTCCATAGTTCTTTAGCGGGAATAATGCAGACCTAAGCAGTCGGTCATTGTTTGGGAATACTCCAAAGTCATCCACTTTCATAATCAGGCGGGTAAAAAATACCTCTGCCTGTGGAGTAAGTTCGTCCATCTTTTCAGATGCTGTCCAATCTCTAATCATACGTTTGTTGGCCATAAGTCAAAAAAATACCCCAGCTACCACGCGGCTACTCCGGAGAAATGAGCCGGACACGCGATAGACTGGGGATTCTTTTATAATGTTCATCCGAAGTAGCATTGCAAAGATAAACTAATTACTCACTTATGCAAATGGGGCAAATAGTCAGCCTTAGCCTTCTTATCCAGCTCCTTCTGGGCCGCCCTGACTACCCCGAAAAGGTAATCCCTGCCCCCAGGCGTGTACATCTCCTTCCGCTCCCACCAGTACCAGTTCTTGGGATTAGTCCAAAATTCCGGCCTGGTGTAAGGATGTACACCATCCATTGACCCGCTACTGACTTTTCCTCGTTTGCTCATAGAAGTGAAATTTGTGGCTGACTAACCCGTAAAACATCGTTAAATATCCCACATTGCTCTTTACATGGGCCACACTTACCCAAGTATGTCTTCCGGTTTCTCTTGCTTATGTACTGAACTGAACTCATAAACTTTGACTTTTTGATGTTTATTATCCCATCCGTTACCCAATGGCTTTTCTTTGAAGCCCTGAAAACAGTATCGACTATTGGCGAGTTTTTAAATAGCTCATCCTGTATTCTTGACAATCTTCTGCCGGTTTCGTTTCCCTGGTTAAAGTCACAAGAAACAATCCTTAGCACCGATTTACAAAATGGCTTTAGCCTGTGGAATTGATCGACACAATGGGTCAGCGTGCTAACGCTAAGGGCTGAAACTGAAGTGTTAATACACACATTGAACCCGCACAATTCATGCAAAAGTCTTTCGGGTATCTCTGTCCAATGTTTTGTAATAATCACAATCTCCTTGTTTACGCTTTGAATTTTTCTAAGAATTAAAAATGTATGCTCCCAATTTTCTGACGGGTCACCGCTACATCCAATCCTTATAAACTTCATGTCTGCTTTGTTAATCTCCCTTATAATCTGCTCTTGGTGTGCGCGGTTTTTGAAGTGCCTCAAAACTGTATTTGAGAAATCTATACCACGCCTTGCGGCTGACTTAGCGGCGTAGCATTCACCATAACATCCACCAGGTTCAGCCATCCCAGATCGGCAACCCTTAGATACATCCAAGTCCCAAATACCCCTACCATTTTTTTGTAGGCTTATGTATGGTAAGTAGGTTTTCACAACCGGCCAATCTTAGGGAATCTATCCTTAATAGTTTTCATGTCACCCTTGAAAAAGACAAGTATCTTTTGCTCCCTTTTGGGGAATTTGCGGTAATCCAATGTCCTCTTAGCATGGGCAAGGCGTGTAAATTCAGATTCCAAATAGACAATCTTGTTATAAATGTGTAGCCCCTGCTCTTTAAAAAACAATTCGTGCTCAGCTTCACATCCATAGTAAGCCCCGTTTTTATCCCTGCTGTCGCCAGTCATGACCACAAAAAAGCAGTTGTCATTCAGTACATCAATAGCGTTTTTGTAGCCCTTAAAAAGCGTGTCCCTAAACTCTTCGTAAGTTGGCAATGAATTTAGTTCACCCTCTGGCGGGTTGCCGTCATAGTCCAGATAATCCTCAACCTGGTAATATGGTGGACAGGTAAAAATAAGGTCGTAGTTTTGCTTTGGGGTGAACTTAGATGTGTCTGATTTAAGCCACTTAGTATTGTAGAAATCCTTACAAATGGCATTGTTTGCGTCACATTGGTTTTGTCTGATCTCACTTGAAAGGTATTCAAAAGTATACCATCCAGTGACAAAGCCCATTTGAACACCACCGCCAAAAGGATTGTAAACCCTTACGCCATCGGTGGGCATGAAGAAACGTAGTATAACCTCACAGGCCACAGGGTCAAGTACGGATACATTGTGATTAAGTGACTTGCTCCGGTCGTCTTTTATCTCATCACCCTCTACGCTTTGCTTTGCCAACACTACGTTAGCCATCCCATTTTCACCCTGCCATGCACCCTCGCGAGAAGCATACTTAGGGTTTTCTATCCCGTGTTTTTTACCAGCTTCTTCTATCCTTTCGTTCCACTCTTTTTTCATCTTAAGCCAGTCGCCCTTAGTTGAGTTCCAGACGTTTGTCATCGTGGCATGGGCAAGGCGCTTCATTCTTACTTGTTCCAATGTGCCATAGACCATGTATGAATATCCACTTAGATTCAGATATTCCTTAAATCCAATGGCCGCAAAAACTGAAGGACATTCAAGATCATGTTTCTGTGATACGGTCATTATCATTGGATACCCGTAGGTATTTTGTTTGATAATCTCCTCAACCATCATGCTATAAATAGCCTTGTCCTTACGGTCTAAAAGCATGGCAGATTGAAGTAAACAAAACTCTTTTACCTCGTGGTTAACCTGGAAAGTGAAGAACCCCGAAAATTCATCATTTATCTTTAGGATGATTGCCGAATGAATCTGCATATTCTTACGGGCTGCACGATAAGCAACCTTATCTTCAAGGGCCAGTTTAGCCACTTGTGTTTCGTAGCCGGAGCCTATCACAGATGGCAACGCGATTAGTTCAATCTTTTCTTCAAATAGTTTTGTCTGTTTCATGTGTGTTTTATTTTTACCATCACCATACGAACGACTTAAATAACCGCCATAATCCGAACAGGCACATAGGAACCAGGATGGATAGAATCAAATAAGGATGCCTTGATGCCCAATAGTCTATCTCAGGCCCGTAGGCGTAAACCATCAGGATAGTTGATATAACCACCAACGGAAGGGCGAGTGCGGTATAAACAGGCCACAAAAGCCTATTCCTGTTCTCGCGGTTGATCTCTGCTATTATGTCGCGTTTCATTGCTTTAGTCTTTCAAGTCCTGAATTGATTAATGTCCTGTTTTCGTTAGCCTTCGCTATGAGTGCCGCCAGGAAGTCAAACCTCCTGACCTTACCGTGAAGAACTTTTGAAGCAGTTGATCGGTCTATCCCGAACATCTCGGACAACCTTTTAAGATCGCCGTGACTTAACCAGTGTTTGATTTCATCTGCGTTCATAATGCTCTCTTTCCCATTTCTTTGTAACAGTCTGCGATCTGCTTGGCGAGTAGTTTCCTGTACTTAGGCCCAAGTGAGCCTTTGTCGTTTGCTAATCTTTCCGAAGCGATTTGAATGTATTTTCTTGGGATCAGGTACGGATGCACGTACTCTGAATCACCGGCACTGACTCTTGGCATAATCAGAATGGCAGATCCTTTTCTTGCGGTACGCTCATTTTGAGCGAGAAAAATTTACCGTTCTTCCCCTCCTTGATCCATGCGGCAAGGCGGTACTTCTTTCCTTCAGGTGTAACAATTTCCCCTGTGTATTCGGGGTGTTTATCTTCTTTCTTCTTGGTGTTCTTAAAGAGGCTCCCGCCTCCTGGTTTCTGTTCGTAACTCATTGGATTTTGGTTTTTATTTTGGGTCAATAGGTGACAAGTAATACCAAACTAATCCATTGACAATTTTTGGATCGTTTTTATCAATTCGGTGTTCATGGTTTTGTTATTTAATTTTTAATTTTAGGTGTTCGATATATTTCTCCGTCTTGTTGTGATAGTATTCGTCAAAGGTTTTGAACCCTTCTGCATCCTGCTCGAATAACTTGTAAAGCACACCGCGGATTCTTTGGCTCTGCGTCTTTCCCGGTCGGTCGAAGTCCGCTTCGTCAACTGCGTCTATCACCTCCTGTGGTATGCTTTCTTTTTCCGTCAAATACACGGCGCACAGCTTACCCGTCATTTCTACCAGTTGGCCAGCTTGTGAGGGGCTGACTTCTTGTGTGCCAAGCGTTACGGCCAGCGTTCGATCCTTGCGGGTTCTTACCCCTTCAACTATTACCGCTAAAGTCATTTCTTGTTATTTCTGCGTTCTTCCTTGTAATCGTCCAGATCAGCGGCACGGGTAATCATCGCGTTAACCTCTTCCACCGTGTGCGGTACGTGGCGCAAGTCGCGCTCCTGTTGAATCAACTTTTTCACATGGTCGATAGCTTTCAGGAAGTTCTCCTGCGTCTGCTCACGTTGCCAGTTATCGGGAAGAAGCCTGTCTGTATAGGGCGGGTTTCTTTTGGTCACCTGTTCCAACTCGGTAAGGAGTTTTAGGTAGTCATCTTTCAACTCGTCAGCACTCCTAAACACTTCGTCAGGAATCACCACTGCGTCCTTGATCGTTTCCGCTTCGGTTTCGTCAAGGATTCCCAATCCTAAAAGGTCAAGGGTTGCCCTGCGTTTGGCTTTGGTTTCGCCCTTCATTAGGGCATTGGCCAGATTGTCACCTGAAAGTCCCTTGATGTTTACCGCACCGATGGATTCGGTAAAGCGTCCGTCTGAAAGTGAGGCCCGACAGGTTACGATATACAAATCGCCTGAAGTTTCCCTGCTCTTTACCTCGTGGCTGACGTTATGCTTTTTGTTCAACTGTTGCGCCCCGGAGCGGTCGCAGTAGAGGATTTCCTTACCGTTCAAACGAAGGAGTTTAAAGGGCTGGGTGAGTGCATCAAGTCCTAACCGTTCGCAGAAGAGTTTGTAATACTCAACTTTTTGCTCTGGCGTTAGTCCTGACAGATCGCCCTTGATAACCAAATTGGAAATAAGAGCGGGTTCGATTTGTGCTAATTGTGTCATTTTAGTCTTTGATAATTGTGATGCCGTTCGCTTCTTTCTGACTGACTTTCTGTGTCCTGTATTGATCGATACCATGCGGCTTCTGCCTGGTTATCCTCGTAGCTTTGCAGTTCGCTTGCAACGTGGCAAACGTATTTTAGGGGACGTGTGGGGTTGACGTATTCATCCATGTCGGTGTCGTAGATCAGTATTCCTTCCTCGGAAAGAATAAGGTCATAGCGTTCGTTGTATTTCATATAAAAGCCATTTGGTTATCGTCATCCAGTTCTTCGAAACTCGTGTAGTAATTGAGTTGCTTCTGCTCCAATGCCTTGTTAATCAAACGGCAAAGTGAGGCGCAATTCTCCCTGCCAGTGGGATCGGTAGCGTATGCTATGTTGAGGGCAAGTCTGAAATATTCCAATGTCGCTATTGGAAGATCAGACAGGATTGTGATTTGCTTTGAGTCAGTCATATTAGCGTTGGTATAATTCGCCGTCTTGAATGTTGCGGTATTTCAGATTTGGTTGGAATCCCTCCAGGATAGCACAAAGGGTTTCCATGGCCTGATGAGATTCTACGCACCCCTCACAAACCTTGTCACCAGTAGAATCGTGGGAGTACATCTGCTCTTCGTAGAACTTACCCCCGCACATCGCGCAGGTGTAATCGGGTGCCCAAACGTGAGTTGTCATATCCTTGTCCGTTTTGTTAAGTCAAAGGTAACACTAATTTAATTACCCGCAAGTTTTTTATATAAAATTTTATTAGTATTTTTACAACACTATGGGACGATTACCAATATTTGACGTTAAAAGCCTCAAAATAGGCCAAAAAATGCCTTTTCCAAAGAGAAAGCAAAGATACATTTACCAGTATTTGAACAACTTTAGGAAGGCTACCGGTTGGGATTTTGAGAAAACAGAGGACGAAAACGGAGATTTTTTTGTGAAAAGGATAGCTTAGCTTTTCAATACCTCCATAGACTTTATACACCCCCTCGGAATCACGTTAAACGTCCCGAAAGCGTCTGCCGTATAGGAATCGGTTAAAACGACCTGATCTTCGTCCTCCTCGTACAGGTAGGCTACATGGGTAACCGTTCTATTCTTGGCGTTTGTTATGAACTCATCGGCTTCGTCCTGAGTCATCCAGCCCGGGGCACTGCATTCTATATCCAGCCAGACCACTTCAACGACCTTCATACTACCCGACCGTTTAGAATCTTCTTGTTATACACCGTGAAATCATCGTCAACCTCTACCGCCGCAAACCCCAAATTCCAGCGATTTATGGGCATATAAGACGGACTCAAATCACACAAACACCCCGTTGACCAGCACCCCGTAATCCCCCCGTTCAAATCCCTTTCAACGTGTTCGGAAGTCTGATGGTAATGCCCACCGATAAACGAACTCTTAGCCCTCAGATAGTAACCCCTGGCCGGATTGACGGGTGAAAAGATAGACTTCCCAAACTCATGCCCGTGGCCGATGTTTAACTTGCCGGCTTTAATGATCCGTTTATTAGTGACGATCTTATGGCCGTACAAACTCGAATGCGTAATAGTGGCCCAGCTTAACAAATCTTCACCGTTAACGCCTTTGATCCCCGTAATGTCCTTTCCTTTATCCCATAGCCACCGTTCGTACCTTTCCTCGTGATTGCCCATCTTGTAGATAATGTCAACCTTTGGGAACTCTGTCCGCAGATCGGAAAGGAAATTCTGAAGTTCTTCCAACTCTTCGGCAAAGCGTCTTTCTTCAGGATCCTTCTGAAAGTTCGATAACTGGTAGCAGTCGATTATATCACCATTGAGGACGATGCAATCCGGTCTAAAGTTCTTAACCCACGTAAGGGCCAGATATAAAGAATCCCGATCATGGAACGGGATATGAATGTCTGAAAGTATCGCTATTCGTTTGTGATTGAGTACGTAGGGGGTTACGTCATTAATCCTTCCGGGATTGAGTTTCGGCCCGATATACTTATCGGACTGTATTAAATTACCATTAGAGGTATTATTAGTGCCAGTCACTTTTTGGATGTAACACCTTGCCGCCTCTTTGCTACTGAAATGTGTGGGGTAAATCCTGTATAACTCTTTGCCTAATGCATTTTTAGACCATTTAGGATGCTCCTCAATGATCTTTCTTGCCGCTTCAGCTTTATTCATAGTTTCGCTCTCATGTCCTTGATACGCGAGCCGGCAGAACTGCCGAAGTAGTATGAGAAAATAGAAAGTAAAAACCCTTCCACGATACCGAAAATATGGAAGATCAGCTCCCTGTTTTCATCGGGTACTTTACCTTTCACAACTGAAAACACCATGAAGCCGAAGATCGCCAGCGCGACAATTACCAAGACCCACACGATGTAATCAATATGGCCGGTTGATTTGACAAATTCTGATTCCCTTTTTCGTGCTGAGTCCCTGTCCTGGTTTTCCAACTCTAACTGGCGGGTAGCATCTTTGGCCATTTCTTCCATGTGCCGGTTTACTTCGGCCTGAATCAATCTGTCCCTTTCTGCTTTTTCAGTTTTGGTATCGACAAACTTGTCCACGATGTTTGCCACACCCTCGGCAACCTTAATGGCCCCGCCGCCTAAAATTTTGTCAATGAAGCTCATACCATTCCTTTAGTCCATAGCCCATAGGGCAAATATTTCTTTGTAGATGCGAGGTAGACAAGAATCTGCCCCCTGTTATCTGTATTCTTTAAACTCACATGAACCCACGAAGGAACGCCATCAGCATCAGGGGCTTCGAGGATTACCTGATCGTAGACCAGTTCGTCCTTAACGAAGTTGAAAATATCCAGGTTGGCTTTGTTATCGGGGGAATCAATGTCCACCGCCTCGCCGTTCATATGCTGGGAGTTTTTCGCCCCGCCGATTTTACGATTGAGTGCAGGTGACCGAAAGAACGAACTAACAAACGCCCACGGGTATCGTGATAAAATTGGCTCAATTACTTTCTCTGATACCCTTCTCATGTTCTCTAATTGTACCTGATTAGGTGTATTGTCTATACCGAACCTAATAGCCGTGTCCGATTTGGTGGCGGTGAGTAAAGAAACCTTTGGTGATAAGTTCATTGCACTCATAGCTTAGACAATCGGCTTACGTTGTGGCTCAACTGCGCCATGAGTTGCTTATGCTCTGTGATATCCTTTTCATGTCTTTCGACAAGGGCATGAACTTCGATCTTGTGATCCTCTACCTTTCTAATCCTGGCCTCGTGTTCCTCTAACATTTGTTTCATATCAAGCCATGCTGAACGGGCGAAAAAACCAAGCAGGGCCAACAAGGCAATAATAAGCCCGCCCAAAATCCAAACCTGTTGGGCGAGCATTTCATTCGAGCTTATTAATTGCTGTTGTAAGTGTTCCATTGGTATTCTTTTAATATCCCTTTACAAAATTGCTGTCCGTAAAATTGTCGGGAAGTGAAATAGTCCTGCGCGGAAAATAGAATCTCTGCACAATATTAGAACCATTCTGAGGCGTTGCATAAATTGAACCGTCACTTGCCAACGTTGCGCCATTTGTAGCATTAGTTGAAAGCCTTTCAAATGTTGTCAGCGTGTCGGTAGCAGGATCAAGAATATAATGGTTAGTAATAGTCGATGTATATGTAACCATCAACACCTTACCATTGGGCATCAATCCTGATCCTATTATTTTTATGTTTGCATCTATTGATCCAATAGTTGTACCCAAATATGAAAACGTATCATTAGCGGGATTGAATTTCATTACCCTGTTATCGAAATAAGGGAAGAAGTAGATATAACCATTTGGCGCAACCGAAGCCAACGCCCATTTAGCTGTACCAGAAGGGAATGAACTTACCCTGGTGCATGACGGAACCGATGTGTCAATTTTTAGCATATCGGTGGCATCACTTGGCGATCCGTAAACATATTGACCATACGCCGCGCCGGTATCCCATTTTTGCGTACCACTTAAATTCCCTGTTGGCCCCGCTACTATTCCTGATGTATCAAGAAAAGTAATTGCATCCGTTGTGGGATCAATAATCATTACGGCTGTAGCATTGTACGGAATACAATATATTTTACCGTCTGAACCAATATAACCGCCGTACCATTTTTGAAGTGCAGCCCCAAGATTCCCCGATTCGGTCCCCTTTACCCCTGACGAATCAAAGAACGTAACGGTATCATTTGAAATGTTTACTTTAGCCACTACTGTTGAGGTAGCCGGAATGAAATAAACAGCTCCATTAGCAAATACAGCACCGCCGTATTTAAATGTGTTTACCGCAAATGATCCAAAAGTGGAAGCCGTTTGATTGGACGTATCAATTTTTAACGCAACGGTATACGATCCTGGTGGGCAATATATTTTTCCATTACTTGCCAATGCCCCGCCAAAACCGTCAAAAGATGGCGATGTGATTAACTGCTGTGCTGGTTCTCCATAAGAGAACGAACTCAACTGACTTGTTGATGATAGGAAATTATTAATATTGGTTTTATCTGCAAAACTTGGGATTGTTACCGTTTGTGAAGTTCCCAAATAAGTAGTCAGATAACCATCAAGTGCGGCAATAACAGAATCAATATTGGCCCCAATAAGCCAAAATCCTATTTGTCTGTTAGAATACCCGCCGGGGGTTCCATTATTATTATATGCGCCTAGATATATATCGTTTGCGGTTAGCCCGGTAGATACTGCTGTTGAAGTGCTACCTACTTGTGAAGCATTTTTGAAAGTTTTTAAGGCATTAGACGCAGACCTGGAAAATCCGTATCGTCCAGCCGCAGAGGTGTTTGTATTTGTTGAGTTAGTAGAATCGTTTATCCTTATTGCGATTGTATTGTTATTGATATGTATTGATGCAAGCGTTCCTTTAGATAAAGAAGCATCTGCGGCCCCAAAATCAACAGCATTAGAACTCCCTCCAGTTGAATCAACTATATATATATATACCCCGGCGTTATTTTGTGTAAAATTTACACCATGAGTTAAGGGCGCGTAGTTTGTCTTTATATAAGAAGAAGTAGCATTTCCGTAAAACCCTAAACCCTTAATCCATTTAGGTTCGGTGGCAGAAAGTGTTCCATTTCTTGTGCCTGGCGACTTCATGTTGATAAGCGCAAAATTCTTATCACCCGCCGCGGATAGATTAAAAATTTGATCCGACAAAGCCCAAACGCCCGAAGAAACCAAAAGCCTTACAAAAGCATCTTCCTGCTGTTTGTCATAGAGTACAGGGGCGGTATATCCTTGCGCTGACGCGTAGTCAAGGACTGCCTGATATTGTGAGCAGAATCCATTAGAGCCAGAAAGTATAGAGTGTAAAATCCTCATACGTTTCTACCAAGAGACGTTTGGTATGCCTGAACTAATGTATTTAATGTAGATACTTCGGCAGACGATAATGTATCTCCTAAAAATGCAAAGGCGCATTCCTTTCGGGAAAAATATGTAGCAGTTCCGTTTCTGTTAGATGCGCCTAAGTATATCGTGAGGTTCGGGATTGTCACAGAATCCGCTATATCTTTAATTGAAGCCCCATTTTTAAACCCTGTTACGTTCGTTCCTGATGTCTTTGATCCTACAAAAAACCCCAATGAATCAGCGGTTGCTACCGTACATGGTAAAGAAGTACTTCCGAACGCGGTAAAAAATGCCCCCGTACCATATCTACAAATCAATACAACATTATTGGCATCGGCAGCAGCACTATTTCCTATCTCATATTGGTTTCCGGTATTATTATTCGTTCTGGAATAGTAACCCATTGAACCATTAGTGGAAGTAAATATTCCAGTAGCATTAAATTTTGTATCTGCGTAAGTAGTTGCTCCATCGGGCAATGCTCCCGTTGATGAATGAGTCCAGCTTCCAGTAAATACAAGTCTGTAAGCCGCATCTAAATCTCTTGGATCTTTTAAGTTATACTTATGTGTTGTCGCTGTGCCGCCTACCATTGGATATAATGCTCTCATTTTTGTCCATAATGAGGCGGTTTTCATCCCTGTTACAAGAGTATTTACTGCGGTTTTCTGCGTTGCGTCTGTAATTCCTGCGGCAGCAAAAAAAGCCTGTGCATCTGAATCATAGGACGATCCCGCCCACCAATCAATGAGTTTCTTGTTCATTGCCCTACGTTTTTAGAGGCCACGAAATAACTTGAACCTACTTTCACGATAGCGATTAAATGCTTATCCCCCGAAGTCGCCCCGGTGATTACTAAAGTATTGTCCCCACTAGCTGTACCGTCAGCAACACAAAGAGCCGCCGCAGGGAAGGTGAAAGTCGCAGAAGTGGCCGAAAGCGTGATAACAAGTACAATATCATCCCCCGCGTGAGAGATGGTAAACGTCCTGCCTGTTGAAGTGCTTAACGTATGCTTCGGCCCCGTGATGTCAATAGTTGCTCCATCGACCAAAGCAACTACGTCATCATCTTTGTCCTGTAAAGTCGAAGGAGAAACGTATACACCCGTGGCAGTTCCGGTGTTGACCTGAGACTGCGAAGCCTCCGAACCCGCTGGAATGACAGCCGCCAACAGGGAACGAACCCTGCTATTCCTTAGTATGGTTTTCAGTTCAGACACTAATTTTGAATGAATCGGTTGCAGATCCCGCTTTAACACTCAGCCCATCAAGAGGGCGAAATGATACAATGAACTTAGTCCCCGCGGTGGTATATGATGCACCGTTTGCCGCGGGTTGCCCGCCCGTGTTGAAGTTGATCGTGCCCGTTACGATCTCCACCGTAGCGGTGACAAGTCCGGGCCATCCAGCTTGTAATGAGGTGTCAAAGTATACCACATTCTCGGAAGTGTTGCCGGGTGTTACCAATGCGGGGTTAGCCGCTAGAGTTATGTTTGCCATATCTTATTGAATAAAAAGTTTGCCATATCTTAAAACCACATCATACCCGCTCCGAACGTATCCTAGTTCATAGTAATAAACCCCCGGAGCCTCAAAAGTCGCATCTGAAACAGAAGCGTTAATAACCTGGATGTTGGAGTTTCTAGTCACCTGTGAAGTCCACTCTTTAACGAGCGTATTCCGTTCCTCTGAATCATAGACATTCAGGAAAGAAGAAGCATAACCGGGGAAAGTGTAGTTTTTAATGTATTCCCCGTATACCGTTCCATCGTTGTCTGTCTCTGTTCCCTCTAAGTAGTAGTAAATAGGAAGATTTAAAACTGCTTGAGCGTTGTATAGCGTCAATGAAGCGTAAACCCCCTCGAAGCCGTATGTGCGATTAATTGCCATTATCTTCAAATGTTCTGTTAAAGTCTCTCTGTGAAGTGTCTATCTTAGTTACCCCAGTAATACCGAAGCCGTTGCCGAACTTGGTATTGTCACAATCATCATCGTACAAAGGAAACTTTGTCGAATCCGCTTCCTGCACCTGCAAAATATAATTCACCATCTCCCCTTTATAGAACTGGGTCTGCTCCTTTGCTGTTTTGATGTGAAGGTTTACTATATCACTCGGGGCCGCTTCGTCTACATCGTCCAAATGTGTCCTGAGTCCCGTTCTCTTTCGTATGGCCGTACTCTTAATCACATAGAACTCATGCGCTTGCCATGCTAGAAACTGTTTAACGTACGGATCAAATAAGGCTGAATTGTCAGTAGAAAACGTAGTAGGTGTAGAAGTGCCCTGAGTATAAAGCTGGTCATAGAACCTCTTGCCTAATAGAAACCTTAATCTATCCTGCGCCCACTTGATAGGGTTGTCAAGTTC